ACTGTAAGTTGAGTAGTAGTAGCGGTTCCTAGAGCCGTGCTCGCTGATTGACCTGTTAAAGTTTGTAAAGTAACAGGAGAAACGGTTAAAGTACCTAAAGCGGTAGTGGCTGATTGACCTGTTAAGGTCATTGTAGGATTGGATGAAAAAGCTAAAGTTCCAACTGCTCCTGTAGCTGATAATCCTAATCCAACCAAACTACCATTCGTAAGTTGGGTAGTTGTAGGAGTTCCTAAAGTAGTACTCGCTGATAAACCTGTTAGTCCTATGGAATGATCATCAATAGATACATTACCATATGAAGATATAAGTGATTGTCCGGCTAGTGTAAATGTAGCGTCAGATTTTGTAGTTAATGAACCAACAGTAGATGTCGCTGACAGACCTGTAAGACCCATCAATTGATCTGGAATTGATGCCAAACTTCCAAGAGTTGTTGTAGCTGATAAACCTACTAAAGTATATTGGGCCGCGTCAACAGAACCCCAACCATTTTCTCCCCAGTTAAGTGTGCCCCAACCAGGTTTTACTTCTGTTGTTAAAGTTCCAAGAGTTGTTGTAGCTGATAAACCAGTAAGAGTTATTGTATGATCAGAAAGATCTCCCCATTCAGAATCACCCCAAGCTTTTGCACCCCAACCTGTTGCTAAAGGTGTAGCTTCGTTCCAATAAGCCTGACCCCAGGTTAATCGGCCCCATCCTGAAGAAACGTCTGCCATGAGACTTTCCTATGCTATCTGAATGATTGCGTTGCCTGCTGTTTGCGCTGGAAATTCAACGGTGAATGTACCAGAAGTTACGGTTTTATCCGCACCAAAATTAATTGCACATACCGCTTTGTTTGAATTTGTTGAATTATAAATTAAACAACCTCTTGCTGTAAATGATGCAGTTGATCCCCAACTTGTACTTGCAAATAAACAACATGCAGTATCGCCAGACAATACAGGTGTTGTACTTGTTAAAGAATTTCCACCACTTGTATATCCTGAACCTGTTGTTGTAACTTCGTAGGTATCCGTAGGATCTGCAGTTGGATCAGAGGCTGCTGCCCATGCAGTTGTTGATTTACTTAAAGTTGCACTATTGCTTGAATACAAAGCTAATTTAAATGTGTCCGTACTACCAGTAAAATTATGACCCTCTACTAAAATTTCTTGTTTAAAACTATTACAAATTGCCGATGTTATTGCCATAAAGATCTCCTAATTATTGAGGCGGTGATTCGATTGGAATTCTTATTGTTCCATCCGTATAATCGTCTCGTCTTCTTCTTCCAATTTGCATACTTGCAAATGTTTGTAGTTCTTGTTTATACTTTTGCTCGTATAATGTCAACATATCTGCTGGTCCTTTTAAAAATCCATAGGCTTCAACTAAAGAAGCATATAAAAGACCTTGTGGGAAGTACCTACTTATATAAGTTCCAGAAGTATTAGTCCCTAAACCTGTAGGCATTTTATTATAATATATTCTAAATATGTAATTAACGTCTGGTGTTGGTGCCAAATAGATAGATCCTGAAGTAGTATCCGTTATTCCTGTAGCTCCTCCAAACATAGCATAATATTTAGGTTTACCTGTCACATCAGCTCCTGATGTAGTAGAACCTTCAGGTCCTGTTAATCTTCCTACATATTCACTTAAAAAAGTTTGATCTCGTCTCTCTAACCATGTACCCATTTCCGTGGAATTAGTAGCATTAAAAACTTCAACACCTCTAACAAATAAAGATCCAGCTGGAACTCTAATATTATCTACATCTGCAGCCATGGTTCCTTCATCTACAAATCTATCTGAATCCATAGGGCAATCAAGATTGATTCTAAATTCTGCATTTTCAATAAATCTGCTTAGAACAGCACCAGTAAAAACAGTACTGTCTACTTCAGTATAATTTCTAATGTCAGCTTCTAATGCTGAAAGTGTATATCCTGCCATTATGCTTCTATGGTTACCGGTCCAACGGACACTGGATAACCACCTCCTTCTATTCCACCTGCTGTAGCTGTATCAGTATTTACAACAAAATAAAACCAGTCTGTTGTAAAATCTGTATCTCTAGCTCCAGAGACATATTTTCCTGTAGTTATAGCATAACCTGCAGCTAGTGCAATTTTAGCTCCTGTAATTCCGTCCCAACTTTCTGGATTCGCATAGGCTCCTGCCGTACTTGGCATTCCTCTAAAACGATAAGTATTACCATTAGTTAAACCATGATTCGGTACATTAACATTTATGTAAGCAGATCCTGTACCATAAGTTGTAAAAGGATTAAATGGCATTAACTGTGGAACAGCTGGGGCTACTCTTGAAGGTCTTGCATGTTGTAATGCTTGAGGATCAGCTCCTATTGGATGTGGTTTTAATTGAGGTTGTTTAACTTCAAACTCAGAAGTATGAACCCATGCACCAGTCCATTCCTGTACCATTTCTCTATATGGAAATGCTACACCAGACCTGTCTGATATTGCGAGTGCTCTTCTACCTTTTGAAAATCTAGCCATTATATATTCGGGTAATAAGTTTTAGGGGTTATGTAAGTACTAGCTGGAGAGCCATCTTCTGCCGCTGCTCTAGCAAATTCATCTTCGTATAATAATTTTAATTCTTGTGTTCTTTGCGGTGCAAACTTCATAGATAAATAATATGCAAGTCCTGACACCATTGATGGAATAAATCTATAAGGAGCATCTGTTGCATTTGTAAATGTTCCAACATCCTGAATTCTTTTTACATAATAAATATTTATATAATTAGCTGCTGCTGTTGAATTAGGTAATGGATAAAGAGTAATGCTAACTCGGTCTACCAATCTTTGAATCCAATATTGTGAAGGGGTTCCAAGCGATGCTTTATTTGCTGTTGCAGCATAAGCGTCTCTTGCAACTTTAGTTAAACCTGTGTCTGATTGGGTTGTAGTATTATAATTCTGTCTATAAGTAACATTTAAAATATCTGTAATACCATAGATATTAGTTACTGGAGTAGTTGTTGCTTGTGGTGAAGCTGCTGCCGCTGCAGCACTATCAACAGAGTTTCTATAAAAATTATAGACTCCCATTCCTTCATCAGTCGCATCAACGCTAGTTGCAGAACCTTCTATTATATTTATATTAGTATTTCCTACTTCCCAAAAATGTATGCCTCTATTGCCCCATTCTTGAAAAAGAATATTTAATGATCTTCGTGCTGTTTTAAGTTGATGACCTGCAGTTCCTACTAAACCAATACGTTCATACGCATCGGCTATAATTTCATCTATAGAAAAGTCCTGGTCAAAACTATATGCTCCAGAAGTAGTGTTTGCCATTAGAATTCCTATCCATAAAAAAATGTAACCATGTCAACAGTTGCTAACGTTGCTTTTGCCGATGTTGCACAATAAAGACCAGTTCCTGGAAAGATGACAGTTTTTACTACCGCTGTTGTTGAACCTGTAGGCACATCAAAAACAGCAAGAGATGTAGTATCATCTAAAATAGTAATAGTTCCTGCCGCATTATCATTTACATAGTAAAATCCTAATACTCTAGCCGGACCTGCAAAAATAGTTCCTGTCGCAGCAAGTCTAGTTGTTTTTATATCCACTGGATATGACATATTTTATCTCCTTAAAAAGTGCTCCCGAAGGAGCACTTTAATTATTAGTTATTAACCAACGTCAACAGCTTGCATATAAGTAACCGTTAACCAACCTTCACCTGCTCCCAGGTTATTGTAAGTTAAAAGTAATCTTCTATCCGTGTCTCCAACGTCTGCCCATGCGTCAACTCTTGCTTTACTAGCTCCAGCTGTAATCTTAATGATACCTAAAGTACCACCAGCTATTGCTAATGCTGCGGTAAATGCAGTTGCATCACCCACATAACCTAAGCCAGCTGTAGATGCAGCTCCACTCCATATAACACTTACATATAAATCTGCAGAAACCAATTGGCTCTTTGCAGGAATTATAATACTTGTTGTACTAGAAGCAGCAGCTTGAGTAATAGCTTCCGTTTGTGACATTAACACATAGCCTGTGTTTTTCATATCCGAACCAACAGTAGAACCAGTAGTATTTTTAATACCTCCGGCTAATATTGGACCCGAAAAAGTTGTATTTGCCATAATTTAATCCTCCTAATTTCCGAACATAGTCTTTAGGCCGTCGACTATACGCGTCTATGTTCTAATTAATTGTATAGTGATTTATTTATATGATAGTTTTGAGTAGAGTGCAAGAGATCCCTGCATAAAAGTACGATTTCAGCGATGTGGCGTTTATCTAAGTTGCCACAGAAACTTGGGCAGCTGAATCACTGATTTTGTTTTCTCTATCAGCAATTTTAGACTCTTCAAGTTTGATCTCAGTAATAATGCCTTTAATTGCATTATCAATTTCAACCATGTCCAGAGTATATTTACCACTTTGCTCATACTCAGACTGCCACCTCAACTCCAAGGACCGTTTTTGTTTGTACAGGTCTTGTAACATCAACAACCTCCTCATAGGTTATTCTACGGGTGTCTCGAAACATTCCCGTTGATTCCCACTTTATACTCTTTTCTCCTAATTTGTCAAGGATAGAGTGTTCAATAGACTCAGCATTATCCTCCGCTAAAACTTCAAATTTAGCGTGATAATCGTAAGCCCAGATATTTACTAGGAATTTTTTCATTTTCTCACCGTATATTTAAAATGAGGCCGAATTGTGTCCGGCCTCATTAATTAGTTTAGATTACGCACCTTCAACGCCGAAGATACCTCTAAAGTCCGAACAGCCGAAGCTGTATCTTTCTCTAGCTTTGTATCTAACGTTACCAGTATCAAAGTCTCCTTCCATTGATGTACTCAATGGAGTTCTTGAAAACAATTTCA